TAAAGATCCTGCAACCAAGCAGGCAATCATGACCAAATAGTACGGAATTATACTTTTAGTAAAGTATACGGAGCAAAAACATGTTTTTACTTCGCGCAGTGATATTATCTTAAGTGAATTCTTCACTTCTTCATCGCTTATATCATTTACTTTTCTATTATACTCGTTTCGGAATATCCTTTCTTGCTGAAGGTAATAGGCATCCAGGAGTGAAAAAATAATTATTATGGCTACGGATAATCCAGAAACCCATACCTTAGAACTCAGGCTTACAGCATCAACAGAACCTAGTTTCGGTATCAGTGCAACGACAATTGCACTCAAGGATAGCGCCCACCCCTTTATGAACATAGAGTTGGATGCCATTCTTTTTATTATATCCTGAATGTATCCAAGAGCAGACACAGTGTATTTGTAGTCAATTTGTTCCATGGAACCCCCATTGAAAAATGCGAGTATTTATTTTATACCCACATTAGACAAAAACAACCTGTATCAGATAACTGAGTTTGACGTCGAATGAAGTAAAAAACCACGCTAAGTGGTATGAGTAAATGATTTTGATACGTTCTAGTCTAAAAATGACAAAAAACGACATTTGATACCGATTTTACGCCCCAACATTGAGTATCAAAAGTCAGCATTTTTCAAACTGTTAGTTTCTTAACGTGGTTTCTCGCACGGTTAGCCGCCTCCCCTAAGTTGAATCTCATTGTAATGACTACATGAGCAAATGATGACTTCTGTCTCTGACCTGTTCCCTAATGATTAACGCAGATTGTTGTTAGCAGCTACCGCTCCTGGCACAAACCGGCCTAAGCCGGTTTGATCTTATCGAGAGTAATTAGCCATCACAGCGCGGTAACCAGTCAGACTCGCAGTCGTCACTTAGCTCCAGGCTGGTCTGGATGCCGTTCTTCGTCTTGCGCTTCAGCAGCTCTATCTCGTACTCCTTGAGCGTCTGCGGGATGGCCTGGCCGAACGCCGTCAGGCTCATGGGGTGCTGATGTCCTCTGGACTGCATAAATGACAGGTACGCGTGGTACAGGTAGCGCTTCGGGTTCAGGGGCCGGATATTGGCATTGCCGATAAACAGCCCGGTCGGGGTTGCCAGCGGCATCAGGTAGCCGCAGAAGTCGACCAGCGGGTCGGCGTGACGTTTGATTTCCAGCGCCTCCCCCGAGGTCTGCTGTGCCTGGAGCAGCTTTCTCGCCTCCTCCGGTTGCGCAAAGCGCTGCATCAGGTGGCGCACGATAACCGCCAGCTCCAGGCGGATTTTGTCCAGCAGCTGCGGGTCGCGCTCGTCCGGCGGTATCGTCTCCGGGAACGGCAGGATAACCCGGCGGCGGGACACGCCCCCGCTGCGGTCGCTGAAGCGCATCGGGTTGTTGTTCACCGCCAGTATCACCGCCGGAATATAGGCCGAGTAGGCGTCGCGGTACTTCGGGTCAATCGCCACCGCATCGCCGCCGGTAATGGCCTTGATGCCCGCCCCGTCGCCGCTCCACTTCTCCTGGTCAGGCAGGGTGATAAACGAGTAGCCGACCACGCTGGCGCGTTCACGCGGTGACTCCAGCGTTTCAATGCTCGCCGAGGTGGTGTTGTCCTTACCGGCCAGCAGGGTGCCGATTTCCGCCATCATGCTTTTCCCGCTGCCACCGGGGCCGGTCACCTCAAGAAACATCTGCCAGTCGTAGCGGTTTGCCAGCACCATAAAGAGCGCCGCGAGGATGCGCTCCTGCTTGTCGTGATTGCAACCGGCGGCACGCGTCAGCCACTTCCAGAAGTTCGGCGCATGCTCCGCGAGGCTTTCTCCCGGCTTCGGCGCGGTGTAGCTCACGCTGTTCACCGAGCGCAGCCAGTTCTCCCGGTCGTGCGGGCTGAAGGTGCCGGTGGCGGTGTCATACACCCCGTTACGAAAGCCAATCAGGCGGCGCGCCGGGTCGCCCATCTGCGGCACCATCAGCTTCAGGGTGTCCAGGATGCTGTTAATCCCGGCGGCGGAGAACGGGGCGCGGGCGGTCTGGAACAGCGCGGCAATCTCCCGGCGCAGCGTCTGCTGGGGCACGACCAGCCAGGCGCCGTTCTCATAGCGGCAGATTTCCTCGCCCACCGGCGGCACGGCCAGCGCGTTGCCGTAGTGCGCAACCAGCAGCTCCGCCTTTTCGCTGGCGCTCATGCCCTTCAGGTCGGCCTCGCTCACCGACTCAAACGGGCCGGGCGCAGGCGGCTGCGTGAACGCGGTCAGCAGCGCACGGGCGGCGGTATCGCCCTGCGTCTGCCACAGGTCGTTCCAGTCGCCCGCCACCGGCGGCAGGGCCGTCTTTCCGTCGCAGGCTTTTGCGGCCTCTTCGGCCTTACGCTGGCCCGCGCCGTTGTCGTCGCTGTCAGCGGCCAGCAGCATCAGCGCGTCGGGGTACTGCGCCCGGAGCTGGCACGCCAGCTCCGGTAGGTTGTTCGCACTCAGGGCTACGTAAACCGCCTGGCCGGTGAGGCGGTGCACGGTCAGGCCGGTGGCAACCCCTTCGGTCAGCCAGAGCGTTTTACCGTCCGGGACGCCGCACAGGTGGAAGCTGCCCTTTACCCGCCCGTCCGGCAGGGTGCGCTTGTCGCCCGCCGCGTTAATGAGCTGCACGTTAACCACGCCGCCCTCCGCGTCGGTGAGCGGCACCAGCAGGTCACCGGCCTGAAAGGCGACGCCGCCGCAGCGCAATCCGGCGGCCAGCGTCAGCGCCCGCGTGCCGTCCAGCCCCTTCGACAGCAGGTAGGCGTTATCCGTGCGGGCCACGGCGGCGGCGACCAGCCCGGCGGCCCGCTCTGCCGCCTCAGCCTGAGCAAGGGCCTTCTCCTCCGCGCTCTTTTCCGCTTTCACCGGCAAACGGGAGGCGGGCAGCGTCCCGAGCATGGCGGCCACCGTGAGCGCGGCCTCCTTGGCACCCACTTCCAGCACCTTCTCCACCAGGTTCAGGCCGTCACCGGCCCCGCACTGGTTGCACAGCCAGGTGCCGCGACCGTCGCGGTCGTCAAAGCGGAAGCGGTCCTTGCCGCCGCAGGCCGGACAGGGGCCGTGATGGCCGCCCGTGGTAACGGGGATGCCAAGCGCGGGCAGCAGCAGCGGCCACTGACCGGCGGCAGTCTTTACGGTATCTGAGACAATATTTTTCATGCTCTGCTTCTCTCTTAGTGCAGCGTGGCGCGGCTGGCGGCAGAGAGCTGCCCGCAGAACAGCTCGTCCATCATGGTGACGCCGAGCGGGGTCAGGCGCGGCGGTGCGGTCAGCAGGTCAGACCCGACCATATCGGCCAGCATGGTGCAGGCCATCTCCATGCCCGCCTCCGGGCCGTGGCGGCGCACGTAAAAGCCCTCCAGCTCGAGGGCGATGGTCATCTGCAGTTCGTCGAGAGTGGCCGCCACGCGGATGCCCTGCTGCCCGCAGGCGTTAAGGTAGCCCTGCGCCAGCGCGCGGCGGTAAACGGCGGTGCGCACCTCCACCGGGAGGCAGGAGTGGTTAGCAGTCATGGCGCAGCTCCTGTTCCATAAAGCCGTTCTCACAGGTGGCGACTACCTTGCCGAGCTGGTCGGTCAGCAGGGCAATCACCGAGGCCAGCGCCTCGCCGTCAGGGACGTGACGCCTGTCGCCGGTGGCAATGACCAGCGAGAACATGTCGAGAACGGTGACGCCGACGCCGTGGGCGTGCTGGAGGCGCAGAAAGTCGGCGTGAGGGATGGCGTAGGTTTCGTCGCCGTGCATGCGTGCGGACAGGGTATTCATGCGGCCACCGCCTTAACGGGCACGCGCCCGGCAAACGACAGCATGTAGTCACGCACCAGGCTCAGGCGGGCGGTGCGCTCGTCGGCGGCCACGGTGCGCAGCATGCAGGGACGGGCGTCGGCGCGTGAGCGACGGACGGCGGCAAAGATAAAGGTGAATTCGGGGTGAGCGGTAAGGTGAACCGTAGCCATGATGGCAGTCTCCATTGAGTAGCGGTTAACGCCACCACCGGA